CCTCCACTACGTTCTCAGACCGAATTGTCTTCTGGTCATTCAGGCAATACCCCTGGGGGTATTGGTGGGCCTGAACCGGAAGGTCGGAGGAAATGACGCAGTCATCCCCATTAACCAGAATTCGGTGATCCCCACAGCCTCTTACTGCCCAGCGGGCAGCCAGATAACTGTGGAGACAAAGAAGGGGGAAAGAGAGGTAGGATCCCATCATCTGTCCATGCTGGACGATCCTCCCATCCACCACAGGGTGGAGAGATTCGTAAGCTAGCCTACGAACGGTTCGTGGAATTTTGGTGGAACCAAAAAACAACGAATCGAGGATCACCTCTGTCGTACGAAGCGACAGACCGTCAGTAGCGTTTACCAGATCAACGGAGGTCTGGTAACGTCCAACACAGACAGATTCCATCTTCTTAGCCGTGGGAGGACCCAACAAGAGCCAGTCTGTGGTCCTCGCAAGATGCTTATAAAGCAACTTGTGCAAAGGAGCCAAGACGTCGTTCCACTCATCATAAATGAGAAGTGGCCTTACTTTCCCTGCGGAAAGTACCTCTTTATACCTGCCCTGAGGATACGGCAAAACCGATTCTTCAGTACAAGCGCGGCGGAACTCCTCTCTCCTACCGGCCCAAAGCCGGTCAGCACGCTCCCGAGAAAAACGAGATGTGCTGTTGGGTAGATGGTTCTTGACGAAAGAACCATACTGCCTATCCCAACAAGGAGGAAAGAGTCGGGTAACTTCACTTCGAACAAAGCGAAGATACTCGGAAGGTGGAGGAGGGGGGGAAGAGAAGGCGTTCGATTCCCACTTCGAACGCCCGGAGGGCACGTGGAGCCGGCAACCCGATGGCAGGTTGCGCTTAATGGAGTTAACGCTGTGCGCAAACTCCCAGCGATTGTTTCGGCTCAGTCGATTAAGGCTGACCAACCCTTCCTCGTCACGCCGGCCGTGAACGCGAGGAAAAATTACAGAGGCACGTACCTTGCCCTGCAATAAAAGGTACTGGAGATAACTACCCAGACGATCCACTTCAAGATCCGGTAATTCGACGTATGGAATACCATACCGAATCCGAATGATCTGTAGACCGTTATGAACAGTCATCTTTTCATCCCTCCTGGCCCGAAGGCAGGAAGGACAAAGTGAGGCTTGTGAAACCACTGGTGGTTTTACACACAAGCTTGCGGTGCGCGTTGAGCGTGCGCCAGACATCGAAAGCCAGAAAAGGTAGTTTCGATGGGTTCCTTTAACGGAAAC